TGAAGGCCAACCCCAACTGGGGCATCTCGGTGCGCCCGGAAATTCTGGGACCGCTGCAGGCCAAGGCCATGCAACTGCCCAGTGCGATGAACAACTTCAAGACCAAACACTTGAACGAGTGGGTCAATGCCGACACCGCATGGATGGACATGCGCTCCTGGGACGCCTGCGCTGATCAGGACCTGGACATTGAGTCCTTTGTGGGCCAGCCCTGCTGGATTGGCCTGGACTTGGCCAGTAAGACAGACATTGCCGCCTTGGTGATTGTGTTTGCACATCCCGAGATTGCCGATGCGTTTGCGGTCTTTGGCAAGTACTACCTGCCAGAAGACACGGTCAATGCCAACGGCAACAGTCAGTACCCCGGTTGGATGCACACCGGACGCCTCACCGTGACGCCGGGCAATGTGATTGATTTCAGTTGGATCGAAGCGGATTTGAACGACCTTTCTTCTCGCTTTGCGGTGCAGGCCGTTGCATTTGATCCGTTTCAGGCGACGCAACTCTCGACCCGAATGATGAGTGAGGGACTGCCCATGATCGAAGTGCGTCCCACGGTACTGAATTTCTCAGAGCCGATGAAGACGCTCGAAGCCCTGGTGCTTCAAAAGAAATTGGTTCACGACGGTGACCCGGTGCTGGCTTGGATGGTCAGCAACGTGGTGGCCCACCTGGACGCCAAAGACAACATTTACCCACGCAAGGAGCGAGCAGAAAACAAGATCGACGGCATCGTGGCACTGATCATGGCCCTTTCAAGGGCAATCAAACCGGGGGACTCGGTGGTGCTCGGATCCGACTACGAACTCATGCTGCTTTGAACTGATGGGACTGTTTAGCTTTTTTGATCGCTATCGAGGATCTGGTAGTTCCAACGCCTCAGGTGGAGATCGTTCGCCATGGGGTGACTTTTCATTTGAGTCGATATCTGCGCGAAGTGGCAGTGGCATGCGCGTATCGCCTGACAGCGCGCTTCGCCTAGCTGCTGTGTATGCATGTGTGCGGATCCTGGCCGAAACAATCGCATCACTGCCGTTGGTGGTTTACCAGCGCCGCCCAGATGGCGGCAAGGACAGGGTCACGGACCACTGGCTTTACCGATTGATGGCCAAGCGGCCGAACAGGTTTCAAAATCCATTCGAGTGGCGCGAGATGCTGCAAGGCCACCTGGCTTTGCGCGGTAATGCCTACAACCAGATCATCACCAACCCGCGTGGCGAGATCATCGAACTTATGCCGATCCATCCGGACCGGGTCAAGATTGAGTTGTTGCACTCAGGTGAATACCGCTACCGAATTAGCGACCGTTCTGGCACTGAGGTGATCTTGCCAAGAGGTGAGGTCTGGCATTTGCGTGGCCTATCTTCAGATGGGTTGATGGGTATGAGCCCGATTGAGCTCGCCCGGGAGAATTTGGGTACTGCACTAGCGGCCCAGGGCTATGGTGCACGTTTCTTTGCCAATGACGCCAAGCCCACAGGAGGGTGGATTGAGTTTCCTGGCTCGTTCAAGGACTCCGAGGCCAAGAAGGTGTTCCGTGAGTCTTATCAGCAGGCGCAGTCCGGCTCCAACCGGGGCAAGGTCCTGGTGCTGGAAAACGGTATGAAGTTTCACGAAGTGGGCGTCACAAACAAAGACGCCCAGTTTCTGGAGTTGCGCAAGTTTCAGATCACCGACGTGGCCAGGCTCTTTCGTGTGCCACCGCACATGATTGCTGATCTTGATAGAGCGACCTTCTCCAACATCGAGCAGCAGAGTCTGGAGTTCGTCATGCACACCATGACGCCCTGGGCTGAGCGCTGGGAGGCCAGCATTCAGTCTGAGTTACTTCTTGAAAGTGACGATATAGAGATTGAGTTTGATTTCGCCAACCTGATGCGCGGTGATGCGTCCAGCCGCTCAAGCTACTACCAAAGCGGAATTCAGAACGGCTGGCTCACCCGCAACGAAGCACGCATTGCAGAAAACCTCAATCCCATTGACGGACTGGACCAGCCTTTGAGGCCCCTTAATATGGTGGAAGAGGATGCAGCAGAAAACTTAGAACTCAACGCTGGCATACCAATTAAAAAATCAATTGCAAAGCCGTCACAAGACGATGAGGCGGAAATCTCAGAGCAGGCAAAAACAAATCGATTCGTCTGCCTTGTTGAATCTTCCGCTGAACGACTTGCTCGCCGCATTTGCCGATCTGGCTATTTGGCAGACAAAGACACCTTGCTGATTTCTCAAGCCTTGGCTGTACCGCTGGAGCGGGTACAGCTTTGGGCTGAAACCCAAAGATCTGAGCCACTGGATCAAAAAAACCTGACTCAATCACTTATCTCACTCGGCCTGAATTTATAAAAAACCAACTTATGAAAAACCAACTATTGGTCGCTGAATTTATGGCAACGCCTTGGGCCTTGATGCCTGAGCGTTTAAGTGCTTTGGCCACCGTCATTTCCCGGTGGTCACAAGGCGCACCCGCCAGCGACGCTGCCATGTTTCAGGTCCAAACAGACCGTGTGATGCGAGACACCCGCAGACAGACCTCGGCTGCCATTTCGGGCGGCGGCATTGCCGTCATCCCTATTTACGGCGTCATCACACAGCGTGGAAATATGGTGGATGACGTCTCCGGCCCTGGCATGGTCAGCACCCAGATCATCACCCAAATGCTCAGACAAGCCGTTGCCGATGAGGCGGTCAGTCAGATCCTGCTCGACATCGACAGCCCGGGCGGCAGCGTGTATGGCGTCTCTGAACTGGGTGATGCAATTTTAAGTGCCCGGGCACAAAAGCCCGTGGTGGCGATTGCGAACAGTCTGGCAGCTTCGGCTGCTTACTGGGTCGGTTCCCAAGCTGGCGAGTTCTATGTCACCGCCGGTGGCGAAGTGGGCTCGATTGGCGTGTGGCAGGCGCACCAGGACTACAGCAAAGCCATGGATGAAGCTGGCGTTAAGACCACGCTCATATCGGCGGGCAAGTTCAAGGTCGAGGGCAATCCGTATGCACCACTGGACGAAGAAGCGCAAGGATTTATGCAGTCCCGCGTAGAGGACTATTACGCCGCATTTACCAAGGCTGTGGCTAAGGGGCGTGGTGTGCCCATCACTCAGGTACGAGAGGGCATGGGCCAAGGCCGTGTCTTGGGCGCTGATGCGGCTTTGGCGCAAAACATGGTGGACGGTATTGCCAGCTTTGATCAGGTCTTGAGCAAGATGCAAAAAGATGCAGCATCAAGCGTCAAGTCCAGTCCACCTACCAAACCCAAAACCTCCCGCTTGGCTCAAGCCCGCTCAGAGCTTGGGATTTTGTAATTTGGACTGTTTAGGAGTTGCTCCGTTGAGCATCTCCAGTCCGAACGGCGACCCGTAGGTCGCAGCCCTGATGCGTGACTAGCTTCGCGCATTTCTCAATCTTCCCAATCCCGCCACCCAAGAGGTGGCTTTTTTACGTCTGGAGAAACCAAATGAGTAAGCAATTGCGCGAGCTTCAAGCTCGCAAGTCTGATCTTGTCAAAGAGGCTCGTGCCTTAACTGACATTGCCGCCCAAGAAAACCGTGACCTCTCAGATGAGGAGGTGATCAAGTTCAATGCACTCAAGAGTCGAATTGAAACCGCTTCGGCGGCAATTGACCGCGAGTCGGCCTTGATTTCCGAAGAGGTTCAGATGGGGGCGCACGTAGGCAACCACTCTGGTGTTGGTCATGGTTCGGTATTCCCAAGCGTCGTGGTGAGCGACAACCGCGAACTCGATCCCAAACATGGCTTTCAGAGCTTGGGTGACTTTTTGCAAAACGTCTGCCATGCGCAAAAGCCAGGCAACCCGATAGACGATCGCCTGCTGATTGGCAGCGGTCGTGGTGCTGCCGCTTCAGCCACCTTTGGCAGTGAAGGCTCTGGCCAAGACGGTGGCTTCTTTGTACCGCCACAGTTCTCAAAGGAAATTTTTCAGCTGTCTTTGGGCGAGGACTCGTTGCTGCCGCTGACCGATAACGTGGAAATCAGCGGAAACACCATGGCGTTTCCCAAGGATGAGACCACACCCTGGGGCACCAACGGCATTCGCGCTTACTGGCAAGGCGAAGCGGCTCCAGCGGTCACCACAAAGCCCGTGCTGGGACTTTCTACTTTGCGGCTCAAAAAGCTGATGGCCCTGGTGCCGACAACCGATGAGTTGTTGGAAGACGCCAATGCCTTGTCAACCTATCTGCCCGAGAAGATTGCACTGTCCATTCGCTGGAAAACCAATGAATCCATCCTGTTCGGGTCGGGCTCTGGCGTACCGGTTGGCGCGCTCAATGCTGGCGCTACGGTCAGTGTGGCCAAGGAGACTGGGCAGTTGACGCAAACGCTGCTTCCGCAAAACCTGGCCAAGATGATTGCGCGTCTGCCGACAGGCTCATTCGCCAATGCGGTTTGGATCGTCAACAACGACGTGCTGCCAGCATTGTTCACCCTGACCTTGGGTAACTACCCGATCTACTTGCCCACCGGATTGAACGTTGGTGGCATTCAGGTCTCTCCCTACGGCACGCTGCTGGGTCGCCCGGTGTTTGTGTCCCAACACGCCAACACCTTCTCCGCACAGGGTGACATCTTGCTGGTGGACCTGAAGTACTACCAAACGATCACTAAGTCTGGCGGCATGCAGACCGCCACGTCGATGCACCTGTACTTCGATGCCGATCTCACGGCGTTTCGAACCACCTTCCGCATGGACGGCCAGTCCAAGCTTAGTAGCCCCATCACACCTGCCAAAGGCAGCGCAACGATGTCTCCCTTCATCCAACTGGGCGCGCGCTAAGCAGCCTCAATCCTTAGGAGAAAACTATGTTCCCCAACGCAAAAGGCAGCGAACTGCTGTCCATTCTCGCAACCATCGATCCCGCCGCGCAAGCGGCAGGAACAGTCACTACCGGCTGGATTTCTGTGGCCAATCACCACGGCTTTCTTTCCTTGGTGCAGACCGGAGTGCTGGGCACTAGCGCCACAGTGGATGCTAAGTTGCAGCAGGCGGTTGATGCCACTGGTACGAGTGCCAAGGACATCAGTGGCAAAGCGATTACTCAGATTGTCAAAGCCACTGGCGACAACAAGCAGGCCTTGATCAACGTCAAGCCCGAGGAGCTCGATACGGTGAACGGCTTTGGCTTTGTTCGCCTGTCAGTCACGGTGGGAGTGGCAGCAAGCCAGACCTCCGCTCAGGTGATAGGCCTCAATCCGCGCTTTGCGCCTGCGGATGCTTCCAACCAAGCGGCTGTGGTGCAGGTCATCTAAATGCCCATCCAACTCGTCACGCCACCCACAGAGGAGCCAGTTTCGCTGCTTGAGGCCAAGTTGCATCTGCGGGTGGATTTTGACGAGGATGACATGCTGATCGCCTCGCTCATCACGGCGGCCCGGCAAGCAGCCGAGACACTGACCGGCAGGCAGTTCACCACTGCCCGCTGGAAGCAAGTGCTCGACTGCTTCCCCGGATCGTCGCTGATGGGTGTGCCTGCAGGGCAGACTTTCACTTTGCCCGGTCATGCGATTTTGCTGGCCAAGGCACCCGTGCAATCGGTGGTATCGATCAATTATCTGGACATGGGGTCTGTGAATCAGACCATGCCCGCTTTGACCTACACGGTCGATGCCGCCTGTGAACCCGCGCGAATCACGCCGGTGTTCGGGCAGATCTGGCCGATTTGCATACCGCAGATCGGTGCGGTGTCGGTCACTTTTGATGCCGGGTACGGCACTGCTTCGCAAGTTCCCGAAGGCATCAAGAGTTGGATCAAGTTGCGCCTGGGCAGCCTGTACGCGCACCGCGAAGAGGTGGCTGCGCTATCGCGCGGACGCATCGAATCATTGCCATTCATAGACGGGCTGCTCGATCCGTACAAGGTTGTGACGGTATGAATCCGGTTCGCTCTGGTCAGTTGAACCGGCGCATAACCTTGCAGCGGCAAAGCACCGCGCAGGACAGTTACGGCGGGCCTGTTCGCACATGGACTGACCTGGGCACCTTCTGGGCTGAGATTCAACCCTTGAGTGGCCGGGAACTGGAAAGTGCGCAGCGCATGGCAAGCGAGGTCTCACACCAAATTGTTGTGCGCTACCAAGCCATCTTTGCTGACACGCGTCAGGTGGCTGGCTACCGGGCTCTTTACCGATCGCGGATTTTCAACATCCACGCAGCTCTCAACGATGAAGAGCGAAACGTGCTGGTCACGCTGCTGGCCTCTGAGGGTCTAGACGATGGCTAAGTACGAAAGCGTTCAGATAGAAGGCCTTGATGCACTGGCCAAGGCTTTGAAAGAGTTGCCTGACCGTGTTGCCAAGAACGGCCTGCGTGCAGCGGTCTATGCCGGAGTCAAGGTGATTCGGGATGAGGCCAAGTTGCAGGCACCTGTTGCCACGGGAGATCTGGGACCCAACCAGCCGCCACCGGGCACTTTGAAGCGCGCGGTAATTTTGAGACAGATCCCTGAGTTGTCGAACAAGAACAAGCAGACCTTCTTTGTGACGGTTCGGCATGGCAAGAAGTACCGCAATCAAGGCAAGAAGGGAAACCTTTCGCAAGACGCTTGGTACTGGCGCTTTGTGGAGTTTGGGACCGTAAAGATGTCCGCGCGCCCGTTTCTGCGGCCTGCTTTTGACATGAAGAAAAACGATGCGCTATCAGCTATCAAGACACGGCTTGCTGAGCGCATTGAGCAAGCTGCACGTGAATTGAAAAAGTAGATCAAAAAATGATTCAGCAAGACCTTTTCGCGGCCCTCGCAGGTGTGGCCGGGGGAAGGGTGTTTCCGAACGTTGCGCCCAACAACGTGCAAAAGCCTTACGTGGTCTATGCCCGCGTATCCAGCGCACCAGAAAACACCCTGGCCGACGGCGCACCCATTGAAAACACCCGCCTGCAGATGGACTGCTTTGACATTACCTACGCCGCTGCCGTTGCCTTGGCCGAGACGGTCAAAGCCGCCATGAAAAGCAGTGCCATCACCCACGTCTTGCTCCTTGAGCAAGACCAATTCGAACCTGAGGCATTGCTGCACCGGGTGATTTTGGATTTTTCGATCTGGAATTAATTAACAGGCCATAACTTTTAGGAGAACTCTATGCCAAGCACGGCCATCTCAGCCCAAGGCTCCACCGTCAGTATCGGCACGACCACCGGGTCGGCGCTCACCATCACTGCCGTCTCGCTCACCAACCCTTGCCGGGTCACTCTCTCAGCCGTAACGGCATTGAACAAGGGTGATGTGATCACCATCGCTGGCGTCGTTGGCACCACGCAGCTGAACGGCAACAGCTTCGTGGTGCAGTACATCGAACCTACGACCAAGATCGTGACCCTCGCTGGACTGGATGCGACTGGTTATACGACCTACACCAGCGGCGGCACGGCCACCCCTGTGCAGTGGACCAAGATTTCCAACGTCAAGAGCTACAGCGGGTTTGACGGCTCAGCCTCCGAGATTGAGCGAACCAACTTTGACTCAACGGCCAAGGAATTCATTTTGGGTCTCTTTGATCCGGGTGCGTTTGCCATCGAGGTCGACCAGGACAACAGCGATGCAGGGCAGTTGGCTCTGATGACTGCGCTGGTGACCGGTGTGGCCAAGAGCTTCAAGTTGCTTCTGCCCAACGGCAACACAGCAACCTTCACGGCCTACGTGAAGAAATTCAACAGCCAGGGCGCGGTGGATCAGGCGATCCGGCGCTCGGCTGAGCTGCGCATCTCTGGCTCAATCACCTGGGCTTAACTACCTGGGCCTAAGGGCACTTGCTCGGGGAAGCCGTCCGCCTTGACCTTTGGCTTTGTGAAGTGGATAATGCGTTGTATTACACATGCACAGGAGTGTTACGCCATGACAGCCAGAACCATCAACGTACGCCTGCCCGAGGCGCTTTACAAC